TTGGCGTAGAATATTTCTGCGTATCCAAGCTTTAGAATAATATTGACCAACAAATTCATTAATGACATTGAGAGCTTCGACTCTTTCTTTAATGATTTCTGCTTCTTTTAATTCAGAGAAATAGTTATCTTCAATATAATCAATCGAAATACTTTCTTCTATCACATTCCATTCGGTTTGTTTGATAATTCCCTTTAATATGAGTTGAATTCGAAGAGCATCAATTAATAAGAATGAGAAACGTTTTCTCAATTTATCAATGAATTTTTGAAATTTTACTTCTTCGCGAGAAACCTCTGATGGTCTACCGAAGGCATAAGATGTATCCTGCTCAAGTCTCGCGACTGGCACATTCAATGATTTGTATAATTTCTTTTGAAAGAATACAACATCTTCAATCTGACCAAGATTTTCTCCACCTGGAAGTGTAGTAATTTCAGTACCTCTACCACCTTCTCTTCGCGGCATATAGAAATCTTCCAACATTGACATATGGCGACGATCATCACGGATTTCACCTGTCGAAGAATCATATACAAGCTTGTTCCGATATTTACTCATCACCGACTGAACGTATTCTTCAGCCTTACCCTTTGGAAGATTACCAACGTCGATATAAAAAATTCTTCTTTCTGGTGCTCGTGATACACGATACATCACTAATGAATCTTCCATCATTCGAAGTTGATTCACCAACTTCATTGATTTATGTAAATGCGATATGACTCTCTTCTGCTCCTTATCAAATAGACCAGAAGGGCATGAAATGATTGCCTCTTTTGCAATCTTAATTCCTACATTACTATCTGCGGCGACATTTCCAGTCTCTGAATATATGTAATATTCAGCAACGGTTTTCGGTATCTTGATACCAGTCTTTTCGTCAAGAACCTTCTTAATTTCTTTAACTTTTTTAAGACATATAGGATTTATCTGTCTAAGTTCTTTTATCCCTTTATTAAAATTCTTTTCATCTGTTACAACATGAAAATATAATCGACCGTCTATATACCATTCTTTGAATAAATCTTCTGCCTTACGATTAAATTTATATAATGATAAGACCTTATCAAATTCTGCTTGAATCTGTTTTTTAATTGAATCTGGTAACTCTAAATCGACTAGATTCAATACAGCAGGTGCAGAATCATCACCTGAAGCAATTGCTCCGTCCACAATATCATTAATAGCTTGATCACACTCAGGTTGTGCTGCAGCTTCACGATATTTAATAATTAATTCAGCTTCACTATCACTACTTGTTCCTTCAATATCAACGTATTGACCGTAATAACCACCAGATGTAACTATAGAAGAAGACCCATCTTCATCACGCTTAGGGACAAATGATTTAAGTTCTTTATCGAGTTTTTCATCTCTCGATCCGATTTTCTTAGTTATTTCGTATCCAAATAGTTTCATATATAATATTTATAATAAAATACATGGGCTCCCCATGAAGAGGAGCCCATGATTTATTTAACGTTTATGAAGTTGTATTTGATTCCCAATATTGGTAAGCAAATTCAACAGTAAACTCTTCAATCGCATCAACTGTATCATAGCTGAGATCGATTGGAGCTACATTCACAGGGAAAGCTCCTGCAATTTTAATAGATTTAGTAACGGTATCATCTCTTGAGAGTTGATCGATAATTAAATCTGATTGATAATCACGAGGATTGATTAATCCTTCACCCTGTTTGTGTTGATTGATACCATTCATCCATCTCTCAAACGAATTACGAATAGTAAAATTCTCGTCATTGATGATAGTGACAGTCCAATTTTCGAACGTGCGATCCCCAGCAAGTTTTAATGTACGACCACGAAATGGTACATCAATCTGTCCCACGACGGAGCCAGGAAGCTGTCCAGCTTTACATAAGAATGATGTAAGCTCAGTGTTGCCTCCAGCATAACCTGGGAAGTTAATAGTTGCTTTGAAAAGGTTGGCGCGAGCGCCACCACCTTGTAATTTACCTTTAAGTGAATCAATTCTAAATGTTGACATAATAGTTTATCCTTTCTTTATTTATAATTAAGCATTAGATAGACCAGCAACTTCAGCAAAATCAACACCAGTGCGAGTAGCAATGAAATTCAATGTAATGAAGTTAATTGATCTTGCAGGCTTGATAAAGATATCAGCAACAAAACGATTAGTGTCGATTACTTCACCTGTATTGTTTGTTTCATCACAAACAACCAAGAAATCAGTAACACCACGTCTAGCTTGAACATCTCTTAGGAATGGCTCAACAGCATTTCTGAAAGTAGCTCGTGTGAACTCATCATTAAGTTCAAAGAGTTGATACTTTGCAGCAGTTGCAATTGCCTTCTCAAGAACAATGAACAATCTACGAACATTGATTCTATCAAATGCGGATGGTTTAGCTTGTGCAGTCTTATCCCCGAAGAGAACGATGCCCTGACCTGGGAAAGCCGCGATTGGATTAATACCAGCTTTGTAGAGTTCATCTCTATCTGCTTTCTTAGGATTGTAAGCAAGCTTTACGATGTTACGAAGTCCGCCACGATTGAAACCAGCTGGAGAGAACCAAGGCTCTGCAACATCATCTGTGTTAGCACAAAGACCTGCGATATGACCATTTGCAGGGATGTAACGATATACATCATTATAACGGTCATAGATATACAATGCACCAGAGTCGATTACACCATAAGAACCATCATTATCACGTTTTGTAATTAAATCAGCAAATGATTTAACTTTTGCAAGTGGGTTAGTTTCAGCTACGGTAGCAGACTTAGGTGGAGAAAGGAATGCAACAGCATCTTTTCTTGAATAAGCAATTGAATGGGCATAGTTCTGAAGAATTGCTCCAGTTTCCTCAATCTGAGAGAAAATAAGATTTACGTCCTCTGTCTCTGCATCAGCAAGTAAATCCAATGCATTTTGTACATCTGATTTAAGTAATGAAGGAGAATTATCTACGCTAGCTTCGATACCACCACGAAGTTGGAATACACCATCTTGAACTAATGGAGAATCATAAGCTCCGAAATCATCAATCTTAAAATCCTTACTATCACCTTTAATAAGATAGATATATTGAGATTGTGAATTGATTACATTCTTGATATAGTTAGTTGCACCAGCAGCAGTTTTAGCAGTCTTAGAAATACTAAGGCCAGCAAACTTCTCGATGATTGCACCCGCTTCACCGAAGACACCAGCTGTATCAACAACAGCAACGTGAATTTCATCAGCATCTGGTGCAAGATCGAATACATTATAGACAGCTTCTTCTTCAGCACTTATTGGTGATGCATCATTCAATCCAGCATAATTAGCTGCATTTAATGCATAGACCTTAAGAGAGTTACCAGCTTCACCAGGATATCTAGCAGCGAAAGTGCCACCTTCTGGTGTGTTGAAAGTCTCTTCAAAATATGTCTGATTAGGAATCCATACACCATTATCTGGTTCATCTTCAGAATCAAGATCAGATGCATTACTGAAATCGGCTGAAGAACCAGCACGAACAACTTTAAGTGCATCGCCATATTGAAGGAATGAAGCCGCTTGGAAAAACGGATCAGCATAGAGAGTAGAAGAGTCTGGTTTTCCAAATTTTTGGAGAAGACCCTTCTCGGACGAAATGAGAGCGATCTGATTAACAGGCCCCCATTTAAAATACCCTGCAAATCCACCAATAGATGTGGATACTGCCGGTATGACATTAGTTAAGTCGATTTCTTTAACCTCGACTCCAGGTGATACTTGAAAACCCATAATTACCTTTCAGAATTTGATTTGTTTTATATAATAAGAAGTTTAAAAAAATAACAAGAATTGCCTCACTTCACTCATATGTATTTATAAATATAGATAATTAGAGGTTAAGCCACTCTCGCCGCTGTTGTAATATTTGTTCTAAAGCTGGATTCGTGACATTAACAGATTGCTTATTATCATCAATGAAGCCAAATGGCAATAAGTCATTTTCAAATTCACGGATTCTATCTTCATATAACATTCCTTTTAAATCCATATCGAGAATGTTACCAAAGGCATCAGAAGATATGAACCAGGCAAAGAGAACTAGATTCATTACTAAGTCGTCATGGTTATCATCAGATGCAGAATATGAAGAACCGTGTGCTTCGAATGTAGCTATTTCTGAAATAGTATCACGATCAACAATTTCTAATTTTTTAAGTTCGATCAAATCTTTTAAATTAGAGCATCCTATTCTCTTGATTCTCTTTGTCATCGTGACACCTATTCCACCAGCCTTAGTCGAAGATTCAACAAAAGTATTTTCATATTCATATTCATAATAAACAGCATTACAGACTACCTGTCCAACATCATTATTCTCGATCAATACAATCGCTTCATTATAAAGATTTGCAACCTTAACAATGATATCTGGAAAAATGAGAGGTGATATCTTATTATCTCTAAATGTGCATACCTGCTTAAATATATCTTTCTGAACATCAAATACATTAAATGTAGAATAATCTTGTCCTCTGCCCTTTGAGACATCGACACACATTACATATGTATGTCCTTCAATGGGCTTTTCATAATAAGAAATATTATTCTTATATTCAACAGGATCGATTTCTTTTAATGCTAAAATAGTATCAGAATTTATAAGCGTATTTGATCGACCATGAAAGCTATTGCCGAATTCTTGTTCAAATTGAAGTTCTGATGTGTTCGCTATAGTCTGCTTCTTCCACTGTTCATCTCGACCAGGAACATCCCACCAATCTACTCGAAACGGCTTGAATTCATTTTTACCTTGAACAGCACCCTCATATATACGATGAAATATATTTCCGACTCCATTTGCAGTAGATGTAATAATAATTTTTGTTTCTTTACCTGCTGAAACAACTGGATAAGTAGAAGTATAGAATTGTCCCGCATTCTCAACAAAGGCAAACTCGTCTAGGAAAAGAAGATTGACTGATAGACCACGAATTGATGAGCCAGATGTCGCCGCAGCTATAATCTTTGTATTATTTCCGAATGTTATATTACCTTTATTTAAAGCCTTGCACCCAGGCTGAAGAAAGAATGGAAGATTTTCAAGCGCAAGTGTTACACGTGCTAACATCTCTCTCGCAGTAGCACCTTTATTAGCTAGAATAGCAATTGTTTTTTCGGGATGAAAGATAGCATACCATAAAATATAAATTACTGTGCTGATAGATTTACCAGATTGACGACAAGCAAGAACAATAGAGAAACGATTATCATTAAAATGCTTAAACATCCTCTCTTGATATTCATAAGGTTTGAATGGTACTAAACCAGAATCAAGAGATATGACCTTGATATACTTTTCAGCAAAGTATATTGGGTCTTTCATACACTTTATATATTCAGAAACTTCCTCTTGCGTGAAGCTATCTTGGACACCATCTCTTTTAACTAGATTGTTGCCCAAATAAGTATTCTTCTGATCAATCATTCTGTTTACTCAAAAACTTTTGTAGTTCAGTAGTCGAACCAACAAAGATTGCATTATTTGTAGTATTCCCGCCCGCAGATTTATGATCCTGTGACTGTGTAAGCTCCTGTCGTTTCTTTTGAAGTGTGATCAATTGATCCATCATATCAGTAGTAGTCTTAAACATACCAGCAAGAACCTCAAAGGCTCTTGGATGTTCAGTTTCACTTGCTAAAGCCATCATATTATCAATAGCTTCTTCTGCCTTAGCGATTAACTCTTTAATCTTATCTCTTGAATAAACATAATCTTCTTCTGTATCTGCAACAATTTCTGTCTGAGCTACCTCAGTCTTTATCTTTTTTAATTGTTGTGGAAGATTAGTTTCAAGTGCTATTAGAATATCATCTTTTGTTTTCATTACGGAGAATCATCGTCAAATCCAAATGTAGTTTTTATAGTAAAATTATCAGGTGTATCATTAATAGAGCCTAATTCAGTTCTAACTCTATCTACTGGCTCAGGCGCAACTATTTCATCTATATCATTATGTATATTAGTATCAATTATTCGAATTACAGCCTTAGGTAGAACAATGCCGGTAAATCTAATCTTCATAGTGAAGGATAGAGTATAAATTATTGTTCTCCTTGTTTCGAAATCACCCTCGTAATCATGCTGTATAGTCACAGAGTTTAAAACAATGGGTACATCAGAAGAAACACCAGGGCCATTCATATCATGAATAGCCACTGTATATTCAGGTGTAAAAGTAGGAAGTATCTGTTCAAGAATTTGAAGAGCTTCATCTTGAGTCTTTGACAAAATATTTAACTCAATAGAAAGATCATAAGGAACGCTTTGATTGAGTATATTTCTAGATGTTGTATTATCCGAATTCGCAAGAGATAATTTATTCATCTTATTTAAACTCGTCGTAGTATCATAAGACAAATCTGTAATCTCAAAACTCATTCTGGGTACTTTGATTGCAATTGTATTCTCTTGTCGAGAAGACTGTTCAATTCTTGCCAAAAACTTTTCTCTTGGCCCATAAGCAATAGGTACTCTTTCTTCTACACTTCCATGTTTCACTACACGGATATTATTAAAAATTGTTCCAAAAACTGAAACAGCTTTTTTAAGAGTCTGATTATAGAAATGTGTTCCGCTAAGCATTATACTGTTATATCTGGTATTCCGAAAGGATTTGTTTCACTGAAATCTATGAAATTACCTTCTCTCACAAATGTTTCGATTTCTTCATTATCAGCAAATGGATCAATATCGCCAATATTTTTAAAGTCTGAATCTCTCGAAAGAATTTCATAGGATGCGCCTGATGTTGAACCTATTAAATTACCATTAGAATCTCCTGTTACACTAAAAGATATATTAGAACCATCACTTGATGTGATACCAACAAGATCAATTTCATTTGTTCTTAATTCAGCAACTTCTCCACTGATTGTAAGAGGACCGACTGTTTGTGTAACATCTTCTCCAGTAGCATATGTTCCATTTCCTGCTCCTAAAGTAAGAGTAGTTCTACTTGCAAAATCTTTTTCAAATGAATCAATATCTTCAATACCTGTATCAATCTGTTCATTAGAATATTCGAACAATTCACAGTTGAGAGTGAATGTTGGAATATTTTGTAATTGATAAAATGGCGTCTCTTCTTCAACATAGTGAATTTGAAACAATCCCTTCACTAGTGGAAAATATATAAGATCACCTTCTTGTGGTCTTACTTCCACTTCAGGTTGAAATCTTCCAACGAGTTGTTCCCATCTTTTATTAGAAACAACAAGTTTCATTTGATCTCTCATTTCAAGACCAAATTTAGATAGAATGTCGCCTTCTCCGCCGAAACCATCAATTGTTTCGACATACATTTCTATTTGAAATGCTTCACCAAATTCACTCAATAATGCTTCATTGAAAACAGCATCTTCATTGATTATCTTACGTGGAAGATAGTACACGTCATGGCCATATATACGAAGTCCTTCTATGATTATATCTTCATAGAGATTCTTTTCAGAGGTAGCTCCTAAACTGAAATACTGGTTTCTTGGCATAACATATTATCCTACAAAGAAGTCAGCAGGCATCTCATAAGTTAGCTGCATTTGTTCTTCAATCTTTTCAATGTCTTGAACAGCATCATCATAGATTTGACGACCATTGAGAGTGACTCCACCTGGAAGTTGCATGCCTTCGAATTTAATCAAATTCAATCCCCACTGTCGTTTGATAAGTGCGGTCGCATATTTCTTTAAGAATCTATCATTATAGACATCATTATATGTGTCTGGATCAATAGTTTCATAACCTTCGACTATGATATATTCACCTTCACTAATCTTTGAACTCCAATCACCTTCAATGTATAATCTATTTTGGTGTCTGGAGAATGTTGAAAGCTGTTGCATACCATTTATCTGTCGATCAATCAAAGAAAGATACTGCTTAGTCATTTCATAATGAACTAATCCTTCGGCATGCTCAAGA